GTATTCCAGTTCCTTGTTGGCGGTATCGCCATAGGCGGAAGCGAACTGCTTTTTGTTGGCGCCAAAATAAACTTTTACGGTGCCGACCGAGCTCTCCTGGAAATTGCCGGCGACGATGGTACCGGGAAAGCTGGGCTTCTCCCACTTAAATGACGTGACAGCCTTACCGGCAGCAGCGGGTTTAGCCGCGCCAGAGTCGCCACTACCGACCACCGTGATTCCAGCCGGAGCGGTGACGTTGATGGTGGCGGTAAAACGATCAATGCCGTAGTTCGTCACGGGGAACCAGCGTCCGGGATAAAGAAGGTACGTGGCATCGTCCCCGATATAAGCCAGTTTCAGGCCTTCCACGGGGCTGTCATCGGCATTTGCCAACGCGCCTTCATAGTCGAAAGTCAGGGTGGTGCTGCTGCCTTTCGCCATGGTGGCGGGAAAGCTGATGCGGACCGTATTGTCCTGCGTGACACGCTCGGCTGTGAGAGGTTTGCCTCTTTCATCGAGCACCTTGGTCACACGCAGACCGTTGTGCAGATCAAAACTGGCGAAATTAACGTCTTCCAGCGCCATGAATTTCACCTTGGCGCGCGCCGTGAGGCGGTGGGTCCTGGGGACGATCTCTGCGTCAATCACGTAGTCTTCAGCCCTGACCCGAGAGCGGTCGGCCGCAATGGCCGGCAGGCAGAAGGACGCGATCAGGCCAATAAACAGAACGGCACGTCGCAGGGGTCGTCGTGCGATTTGCATTTATTTCTCCAAAGCTGCTGAAAAGTACTCGGGTTAGATGTAGATTTTCCCAGAAAAGCTGCCTTTATACCAATGGAAGCCTACGGAAGGCTGCATGAAGCAACTGTTCCAGAGATTGTTGGGGCGTATTCAGTTTACAGCTTTAGCCCGAATTTGGCAGGTTCAGCGCGGCAAGTATCTCCTGGGCGGCCCGTTGGGCAGGCGACGCAGCATCCTGGCTGTCATGAAGGCGCTGTTGCACCATTGTCAAGTCAGACTGCATCTGGCGGCGGGCAGGACCATCAGGAATGATTGCGCTCAGCTCCCTGAAGACGTTCGTAGAGGTGAAGTCCCTCTGGATCAGCTCAGGGACGATCTTCTTTCCGGCAATCAGGTTCGGCATGGCGCGACGAACCAGAGAAATCAGGATCGGATCGAAGATATCGATGCCGCCCGTGCCCTGTGTCGAAGACGATCCACCCATGAAGTTGACGGCAATCGGGCTTTCGATCAGGTACTGCTGAGCGCCAATACCGGCTGACTCAGACAGAGCACGTTCTGTATTCTCCAGAACTTGAGCGATTGAAGCCCGGCGATGGGGGTCCTTAATCGCAGGAAGATCGGCGTGGTCGAGAACTTCCTTCCACTTGTTAAACAGTTCCTCATTCAACATTTTAATTTAGCTCCCCCTTGGGCTTTTGTTCTTGTTTATATTTATCGTAAGGCGCTTTTTAGCGTCCATTTGCAGTACGGCTGATCACATCAACATAGCGAGCAACGCGAGGATCGGTCTTTCGTTCGACCGAACCATCATCGTCAATATCGCCAGTAATTGTAACTTCGGTTTCTTCCTTGATGATGCCAGTCTTGGGGGCCTTCTTCTGGACACCCTTAAAATTGGCCTCTTTGATGATCGTCAGCTTCTGCTTAAGGGCATCCACATCGCCATCAAATTCCACAGTCTCAACCAATGTCTTCAACTTATCGGTATCGGTCAGCGATAGACCCTCCGATACTTCGATGAAGGCAGACTGAGCCAGCATTTCGTTGATCTTTTCATCCTTCTCAAGGGAGGCTTCTACCGTCACATTCAGCTTCTCTTGAAGTTCAAGAACCTGCTCTGATAGAGCATCAAGCACATCAACCTTATCCTCCGGGAAGAACACATAATGATCCTCACAGAGTTGCTTGAAACCGGTCATGAAATCTTCGAACAGTTCAACCTTTAGGGCACTCTCAATAGCCACTTCATTCTCGGTGACGAATTCCTGCGCAGCATAATCCAGATACTGATCAACCTTCTCGGTCAGATCCTTATGGATTTCCTCGATAGCCTCAGCAAGTTGAGTGTCATACTCTTCCTGAACCCGGGTAACTTCCATTACGAGACGGGCATTAAGGGCCGCTTCGAATAGGGTCAGGGTCTTATCCAGAAGATCTTCATCAATCTTTTCGCCGCTAAACACAGCGGCCAGATCTTCCTTGGTCACCGGCACATAGGGGAATGGGGCCATTGAGTTGGCACCGGTTGCAGAAGGCTTCATGTTGAGGGAGGACTTATTCTGCTCTGAAGTGTCCTTGCCGGTCGATGAATATTTTGAGGAGGTTTCGATGGATGAGCGGAACCACTTTGTCAGTTCATCATTGCCCATCTTGGCCATGGCCGACACGGTATTTGTCATCATATCAAGACGCGATGGCGAACCATGTGTCTTGATTGAATCAGAAGCCGCTGTTTCATCAATGGCATCCTCATCATCGAGATCCACCTCTGGTACATCCGCAGAAGGTGTATCGATCTCATCATCGAGGGCCTGTTCAACGATCTTCTTCTTCATCCGGTTTCCTCTCCCCATTAGGAATCTACTTCTATTTATGCTTGATTAATTCTTACTGAGCAATTTCAAGGCTTTTGCGAACATCTTGACCTTGTTTTCCTGCAATTGTCGTAATGACATCTTGTTCATTTCTTCTTTGAGTGGTTCGAATTGGGCCTGCACCCATTCTCCTGTTTTGGGATCAAGTGACCATTCAACCCCCTCCATGACTGCGGTCATCCAGCAGTCTGGTCCACTAGGATTCAAAACAATATCGGCCCCAACCATGAGGCGGAAATCATCCTGAACCACATGAGCGCCAAGATTCTTGTCTTCTTTGAGAGAACCCAGACCGCGCGAGGACACACCAATAGATCCACCCACTTCGATCATTCCCCGAACGATCTTACCATTACCTTCATTAAGAATCCGGGCTTTACCGACCCAGTTATTGTGGTCCTTATGAAGTTCCGTGATCAAATGACTGATTTTATCAGAATTTAATCCGGGTGAGGACGGATGTCCGAGTTCACCGTAAGAAGATTTGCGCTCGACATGCTCTTTGACATAGCGAACGGCTTCGCGATCAAGTAATGGCGGAGGATATATTCTACCATTACGATTCTTAATTCCGCCTTGGAGAAAGATACCTGAAACTGTCAAATGTTTTCCATCATTGACAGTCTCTTCAAGAAACTGAATGTCTTGTGCAAGTTCAGTCAGCAACTTCATGATTCTCCCCCATGCCTTTTCGAATAGACCCCCGACAGTTTCTTATGCAGTGATGAAACCTTCTGTAGTGGCTCTACAAACTGCTTCAGAAGTCCTGCCATCTCATGCTCACCACGAGACTTATGATGTTTGGATAAAGCTGATGCTTCTTGAGCAGCCCTATTGTGCACCTTGCACTGATCATCATGATGTTTGGAAAGCTGAGCCAAACGGGATTTATCGGCTACGATCTTGGGCTTTGCATCTGCCTCTTGTATTTTGATTTTGCCATTGGCTAAATCAGCGGCCAAGGAGTCAAAAGACCCCTTCATTTTGTCCATTAAAGCGAACCACCCACATAAAGTTTCGTGCATTCGAATAACAGCGATGAATTTGCATCGCCCACAACAACGTTAATTTGTGCAGCCGGAAATTCGGTCAGAGCAACTCCCATTGACTTAAGATCCCACATACCAGAACCATTGAGTGTTAGAATGGTATTGGCTCCGCGTGAAATCTTGATGTTGCTGGAGGTTGACCAGATAAGTTTGGTCAGTGTTGCACCAACAACAGGATCAACAGTACCATTCGCAGTCGAGATATCTGAACCAACAGTTGAATTGGCCGCAACGTTAATAGCGGCATTTGCTCCATTTACTCGAATGAAAGCCCGGCCTCCAGAATTATGCGAGAAGATAATGTTCTGACCGGCCATTACTTAGGTTCCTTTGTGATCGCAGCCATGGCTTTGTGACCAGCGCTGCTCATATGAGGAGCCTTCTTTTCCCAATAGCGCTTCTTGGCTGTAGTGTGCTGGAGACCAGCAGCCTTGTAATGAGCCATAGCAGCATCAGCATGTTCATTCGCTGCATATGCATGATGACGCAATTCCGTCTGGGTATGTGCAGCAAATTGTTTGCTGACACTTCCTGAGATAGTAGGTCCAGCATCAATGCCTTTCTTCTTCAGATCATTGTGGGCTGCACCAGAAATGCGGTGATGCTCTGCTGTATGGAAGCGATGATGTTCCATATGTTCATCACCGGATGCCAAATGTGCAGCCTTCAATTCCGGATGCACCTCATCAAGTTGTTCTGCATAGGAAGTGATATTCTCAATCATTTCCAGCATGGCATCGATCACATCATCCTCAAGATCTTCCTTGCGGAGAGCATGTGCAAGCCGCTTGTAAACATCCTTTTGCTTCTGGGTATGTCCAGCTTCATTTAGATCTTCTTTGACATCCTTTTTCTTCAGCTTGTCGCGAACCTTCTTAGCTGTCTTCCAACGATCAGGTTGGTTCTGAGCCTTCTTGATGTATGAAGAAAGGGTGCCACGTGACAATTCTTCCAATTCAACTTCTTCCGTTGCCGGTACCTTGGCTGGTTTACGTTTATTGTTCAATTTCTTGTCGGCTAAGGCCACTCCAGCATATCGATTATCTACCTTCTTGATCGGAAGTTTGCGATGACCCCGAGCATCTGATGCTTTACTGATGTAATTTGTCAGCTTTTTTGCTGAAATTTCATCAATTGAAACCGTATCTTCTGATTGCTCTTCATCTTCCTCAGCAACCTTGTCTACAGCCTTGAAGATGCCCTTTTGGCGACGCTTTGATTTAGCACCATACTTATCCATGGTATCATAATCGCCCAATGATCCAAATTTAGCTTGTGTATAAGCTGCGCTATGTATCTCGGCAGCGGCCTTTTTGACGTAGGATTTCAGGACTTTCTTTGAAATTTCATCAAGCTGTTCTTCTTCCTTGACAACAAAACCCTTCTTTTTTGAATGGGCTACTGCATCCTTAGCCGTTGCATATACGCCAGTGCCATGCATCTTATGACCTTTGTTGCCAGCTTCTACATGAATCCAACCACCAATTTTACGTGGAGTCCAGCCAAGCTTCTTGGCATTATTGTGATCAGTAACTTCGCCCTCTGCCATTTCATTTTCATTCTTGACAGTATAAGAAGACAGTGTAGTCACTGTCTTCTGATCAGTTGGACTTGGATTACCCTTGATGGTGCCATAGGCCTTCTCAGACGAGTCAGCATCATAACCAAAACGATGCACACCCCGAGCAAAGGGACGTGTCTTTACGACAAACGCATTATCCTTGCCATCAGTCGCTGGAGACTTATCGGTGGTTTTCTTTACAGTATGCTGAGCCACAAACGCCTTTTCATCCTTGGGTTTTGGCTCATACAGTTCATGAAACTTCTTCATTAGCTTGGCACCTTTCCCCAACCAGATTTGGCACGCAACGCAAAATTAATTTCCTTCAGACGTTTGCCAGAAGCTGTTGTGCGAGCCTTTTCCAATTCTTCCTTGGACCACCCATCCCACATGCCCTTCTTGGCAGGATCAATTTTTGCTTCATTATCCCATGCTTCGAAAAATTGACCAGACATTTCTGATTTCTTCTCTTCAATATTTATTGTGGAACGCTCAAATAATGCACTCCTGAAATTTTGTGTGGCATCCAATGGTTTATTGGCCATAGCTGCATATACGATTTCAGATGCATGATCCGAAACACTTTCATGAAAGTTTCCGGACTTCATTTCAGCATGATGTTCATCGGCCCATCCCTTGGCCGCTTCCTTGCGATGCTTGGTTGAGAACATTTCATGCCATTTGGCACCGGGATGACCATGTTGCTTGGCATAATCCTGTGCTACGCGATCAGCATGATGTCCCCACAGCTTCTTCGCCTTCTCATGATCGTAGGTGCCCTTCTTATGCTTCTTCTCAAGGTTCTTCATGACCGGAACCTTTGAATTATGATACAGCCGGGCATCGCTATCACCATGGAAATGCAGTTCGCGGGCTTCATGCGAATCCTCGTGAACGTCTTCCTTGATCTCCACAGTCATTACTTTAACCCTTCCTGTTTCCATGCACGTTCTGATGCAATACGTTTTGATGCCCTAGACCCCGGACTTGGTTCTTGTTTCTTATTAAGCTGAGAAGTATGATGGGCACCTTGATTGGTCATCTTATCCATATGTGTCTTGGCGGCCTGTTTCAACTGATGCATCGTATGACCTTCATCAAAGAGACCGGCCTTCAATTCTGCCTTCTTGGCATCGACCAGAGTATTGATGCGATTTTCCAATTGCTCCCTGAAGAAATCATATTCGATTTCATCCTGTGTCATGAGAGCATCGACAAATTCTTCACCATGAAGAATGGAATTGCGTGTGTGCTTTTGGCCGGTTTCAGTATCAAGAACATGACCCGTGCTAATATCACGAATGTTCTTGATGGCTGTAGCAAGTTTCTTACCGGCCGCAACCTTGCTGCTGTGCTTGGAGAGCACTTCGGGTTCATTATGATATCGTCCAATCACAACATGATATCGGGATTCATGAAGGTCATCACCTTCCGGATCCAACTCACTGTTGTTGATCATCTTCAGCCCCCTATCGAAATGACGGTCGGCTCTATCCACATGCTTTACGACATCGTTATCATCACCGGCATGTTGAGCCGCATGCATGGTCTTTTCATATGCCTTATGAGCATTATGAAAATGTTTCTCGGAGGGATGTCCCTTGAATGAAGTAGCCTTATCCATGGCTTCCTTCTTGCTGGAGTTGGCATAATCATAGATCTCTTTACGCATGCCCTCAGTAAGGTCGATATCTTCCTTCCGAAGGGGGGTCTGATTGCCATTCGAATCCTTGACACCGCGCTTGAGTAACTGCGATTCATAGTCGTGTTTGATGCCCTTGGAGAGGCTGGCACTGCGATTTTTGCCAGTCAGCTTATAATGCCACTTGGCCTTGCGTTCTCGCTCCAGCGCGTCATAATATTCGACTGGATGCTTATCATCAGCCATCACTGTCCCCCGTTACGTATTTGATATTTAGGTGAATTACTTCTTTGAACCGGGCGGTTTTGGCTTTGGCTTTGGCTTACCATTAGCATCCAGCTTGCCATCAGCATCAGAGGGTTGTGGGGTGACTGACATGGCATTATCCATGTTCATGGGAGAGTCACCATTCATGACAGCATTGGGATCCATCGGGTTATCAGCGGGTAGACCGGTATCAGGATCAATCTGGGCATATTGCGGATTGGCTGCTTCTTTCTTGATTTGTCGGTCGATTTGTTTCTGATCTTCCTCGGTCTGCATCAGAATCGTGGTGCGGAGATACTCATTTGAAATGTAACGACCCACCATCGGCATCATCAACTGAACCAATTGAGCACGCTGGGTCCAGATCTGGATGTTCTTGTTCTCGGCGAATAACGAATTTCGAGCCCATTTGAACTTGATCCGATGCTTGATGTCATGCCATTCATCCGGAGTCATGACTCCCTTGAGAATGACTTGGCGCTCGATAAGTTGAATGAATAGGGATGTAAATCGCATCCGAAGCCGATCCACAAAGGTGGAGAAGTTCACTTCCTCATGAGAAATTTCAGTGGCGAGTCCCCATGCGGTGGTTGAATTGCTATCGAGCCGAGATAGGGGAACATTCAGAGAAGCAAATAATTTCTTCTGGAAGTATTCCACATCGGTCATTTCACCGAGATTTTCACCACCCGGAAGAGTTTCGATCTGAGTGGATTTGCCATCGCCGCGCCGGGGAAGCCAGAAATCTTCAAGCATTGTCATGAATCTACGATCATCGCGCATGGCCCCGGTGGTGGCATCATATGTCAACTTATTCTTATACTGCACCATCATGTCGCGCAGATATTGTTCTGCCTTCGGCTTGGGGAGATCACCAACATCGATGTAGAAAATGCGCCGTTCCGGGGCACGAACCAGCCGATAAATGACCGCAGCATCCTCCAGACACCGAAGCTGATTCAGGGGCTTGATAGCGGCATGGAGATATGAATGAACCATCTTGCGACGTTCATCGGTGAGACCCGAGGTACATTGAACAATCGAATCCTTGGCAATTTTGATGCCTTTGGTTTCGGTTGGAACACCGCTGCGTACCGCTGTATGGCCAAATCCACGATCATTATAGATGTAGAATTCATTGACGGTTTCGGTTTTGATGATGTGGTTTTTGGGATCAGTAACCTTCTTGACTTCGCGAATCTTACGAAGCTTGATCGGATCAATCCATCGCAGTTCCTGAATGCCTGCCTTGATATCCTCTGGATCAATAATCAGGTGATAGGATAGACGGCCCTCGATATACCATGTCTTGAAGATTTCATAGGCATGGGTTTTGAATTCCAGCAGACGTTGAATATCATCGAAAATATCAATCAGCGTATCCGTGATGGTTTCCGGAATATCATCATCTTCATTTTCATCGAAATTCAGAGCAACAATGTCCTGATCATCTTCTTGAACGATGGCTTCATTGGTGATGTGATTGATGGCCTGAGTAACTTCTGCCTGTTGTTCCATCTTACGGTAACGAATGACCAATTCAGCCTCATTCGTTACTTGTCCATCAAGATCAATATATTGACCGGTCGCACCGCCAACCACGGCTTGAATGACGGTGGCACCATCATCTCGAATGGGTTCTACAAAGGTCGGAAGTTCTGCGATTTTGTCATCAAGTGGACGACGAATTTCAAAGCCGAATATACGCATTATGTAATTTGTTCCTCAAAGTAGAATCCGACTTCGCGTCCTATTTCCATCAGAGGTTGTAAAAAGTATGCGTCTCAACCGATCCCATCATCACCAGACACGCCACTGAAATCATCAGCAGTGGTCTGATATGACGGGTCTGGGATCCAATAGTCATATGCGAATGTTACGTCAAATTGTTCGATTGTATTGGTCTGATCCCAATCAAGGCCGATGGCATCGACGTTGGTGGGAAAAATACCGATGAAATCATAGGCTCGAATGACGTTTCCAGTTTTGCCATATTGCAAAACCTTGGCGGTCGATTTGTAGACCAGCGGAAACATGGATGGGTCCATGGTATTGGAGACCATCATGTTGATCCGATTGGACCATGACTCCATCATCACGCGGATGTCGAAGGATTCATCATTCAGGATGGAGACAGTCCAGTCCGGGAAATCACGATCCCCGGCAATCTTGATCTTGCGGCCGAAATATGGGACCGGAATAGAGTCAAGCGGTGCAGGTGGAATCTGTGTGGCCCGACACAGGAACTGGAGATTCTTCGAAGCGTTCGATCCAAAGGGCGGGAAGATGTACACCTCAAATTGAGTTGGGCGAGCACCACCTTGTGCTAGGCCGTTGGCTCTGAACGTGCTGACATTAAACGCCAAGTTGCATCCCCCCTTATTACAACCTTAAGGTTGTATTTTGTTTTTGTTAGATTCTTTTTTATTTATGACAAAATGACTTGACAGAATTGCTGTATCATGAAATATTTAGGCAACGCTTTTTCCAGCAGAGGGTAGATTCCAATGCTATTTGATCCCAAATGGTCGCCATCAAAAGTCGAGTTACAGGATTGGCAAAAAATCCTGTTGATAGCCGCAGATATTCTGGAACGGGAGGGATGGATTCAACACAAGGCCATCAGCAATCATGGCCACTGCATGGCAGCCGCTCTGTGGAAAGCGGGCTCTGGAGGGGACACCACCAAGCATGCTCTTTCACCTAAAGAGGAGGAGGTATATATGATGGCCAGAGAAAAACTCTTGGCAACTATTGGTGGGAGCATCATCATTTGGAATGATCATTCTGGTCGAACCAAAAAACAGGTTGTTGCCAAATTAAAGGAAGCTGCTCGTGCTCTATGATCCAAAATGGAATCCGGTTGAAGTCAAACTTGAACCGTGGCAGAAAATCCTGCTCAAGGCTGCTGATCTGCTTGAACGACAGGGATGGTGTCAGGAAAAATTGACAGATCGTGGGTCTCATTGTACAATCGGTGCACTTCAGAGAGTGGCTTTCGGCACTGCGTTATCCTCAGAATGGGATAAGCTTTCATCTTTGGTGCGAGATTCGATTAATTACAAATCCTACATGATAGCCTGCACCAATCTTAGTACCGCCATCGATGAACCCAGCATCTGGGATTGGAATGATAATTGTGAAACCACCGCGAGTTTGGTGGTCAGCACCTTGCGGAAGGTTGCACAGGGATGAGTCGAAATCTAATGGAATATCCGATCACTGAGCAGGAGGTGATGGAGGTTCTTGAGGATGCGATGAAGCCATATGAACAATTAATCGGTGGCCAGCATCATTTCATCCTCTCGGTTCTGATGAAGAATGTGAACCGAGACTTTCACCCTGAGGATTACAATCCATGAGAAAAGGCCCCTTCGGGGGCCTTTGTTTTAACCAGAGCCGACCTTGGATGGGTCATCCACTGATGGGGTTTGATCTTCCCATGTATCAGGCTGTGGACCCGGATCCTGTGCCGGGATAGCATCCCCATCAACCTTCGAGGGATCATCGACGGCCGGGGTTTGGTCCGCTTCCGGAGCAGGCTGAAGACCAGCATCCTGTGCAGGTTCAGCTTCGCCATTAAACTGTGAGTCATCTGGATTCATTTATTCTCTCCATGTTGTCGGGAATTCATCGGTTCTATTTAGGAGAGGACCATCTGATCTTGCCACAATCAAAGATACGAAACCAACCTTGTGAATGTCGCCATTCGGTTTCAGTCATGTTCTTGGGACATTCCTTAGTTTTCTTCATGGATTGTTTGGACCTTCTTTTTTGTCCCTTACACCACCAATAATCGATATCCAGTTCTCTGTCCTTTATCAGGCCCATCCTTCGATAGACCGAACCATCACTCCACCGATTATCCGACCATGTGATGAAAGGACCGATATTCATTTTTGTAATCGTCCGGATAAGTCTTTCCGTTCCTCCCGAGATGGCTGTATGCTGGGCAAAACATAAACGATTTAAAACAAGAAGATCATTTTTTCGATGATGTTGGCCAAAGCTAATGGTCCCAATGATTTTATCTGCATATAGCAGAGAAACCGATGTTGTGATTGAATTCGGTGAACCCTGTAGATGATTCTCACGGAGAAATGTTCTTACTTCTGGATGATTTATGACGATCATACATTTTCTGGCTGAAATAACTTGCTGATAGATTCCGAGTCGTGATGCTATGATCGATTTGACAATTTCTGGTTTCTCCAACCATTCATCCTCAAAAATTGTGAGGAGCCTTATGTTCCTTTCCTGACATATCCGTAATTTGGTGAGATGCCGTCTACGGCCATCAGCACGTGCATTTTCTCGATGAAAATATAGACCGCAATATTCGATGGCCAGTGATTTTTCAGGAACAAAAATATCCAGTTCATAGCGTTTCTTGTCATTTCTTATTCTGGATTTCTTGGTGATAAATCCCAATGAGGTAATATATTCGGACAATTCTTTCTCTGGCTTGCTGATGGATCCGCCAAAGAATGGAGTTACATTTTCAATCCCATGAAATTTGAACCAATTACTAATCGTGGTGTGATCGACGCCCAAGATATCAGCAATTTCTATGAATTTTATTTTTTGGTTGATATGAAGATCATGAAGATATTCTTTGGAAGGAATTTCAAATTTTCGGGATCTGCTCTGTATCTGATGTTTCTTTAACCAGATTAATACGGCATTTGCCGTAACATCATAAAGATTTCCGATCTCTTTGGTTGTCATCCCCTTTGTCACATATAGGTTATGTAACTGTTTTTTAGTGGGACCAATAATGTGTCTTCGTCCTCCCGGACGACAGGGAATGTCATAACCAACGAGCCATTTTCGGATCGTCTCATCCTTTACCTGAAAACGTTTTCCCAGAGTTATCTGGGATTGGCCTTGAACTCCATAAAGTTCATACAGCAGTTCTCTTGGTGGTATCGGCTTTTTTTTCATCGAACTTCCTATGATCACATCAAGTTCAATCTAGGAAGAACATGATCATTATTCAAGTGAAATTCATAAAAATACACCACACTCAATTAAGGGTGTGGTGTATCAAAAATCCCTATAAAAATAGAGTTAGATGGATCAAAAGACCCCGACAACTTCGCTGAAAGCAGTTCCAGTTGGTACCGCGATAAAATTAAGTTTGATAAAGTTGATCGAACGTGCAGGCTTAATGTAGATATCACCAACAAACTGGTTGCTATCGATCACTTGTGGTGTATTGTTTGTTTCATCGCATACGACTAAAAAGTCAGTAATACCACGCCGACCCTTGATGTCCCGCAGATATGGATTCACCAAATTCTTGAATTGGGATCGGGTAAAGGTATCATTGAATTCAAACAAGGTATATTGAGCAGCAATCGAGATTGCACGTTCCATCACGATGAACAGGCGACGGACATTGATACGATCAAATGCTGATGGCTTGGCCAGCAGCGTCTTATCGCCATACAGCACCGTTCCCATGCCCGGGAAGGACACCACAGGATTGATACCGGATGGATACAGAAGATCACGCTCTGCCTTACGTGGATTGTAGGCCAGCTTAACGAGGTTCTTCAGGTTACCACGGTTGAAACCGGCCGGGGACCACCATGCATCATTTGTCTGATCGGTACGGGCACAGAGACCGGCCATGTCACCATTCATCGGAACATAGCGATACAGATCATTGTAGCGATCATAGATGTACTTGTAGCCGCTATCAAGGAAACCATAGGAGGTTGAACGAAGCTGGTTACGGAATGCGATAATCGCAGTCAATTCCTGACCAACATTGTTCACACAATCGGCAAATGATGGTGAAATGAAGATCACGCAATCCTTGCGCTGCTCACCCAGATTATCGATCAGATAATTTGGAATCTGGGTCCCATCGATACCGCCGATGGCCTTACCTGCCATGACCAGATCGATGGTGATATCTTCCTTGGAGGCATACTTGTCATAGCCACGAGCGATGACTGATGGCGATGTATTCGCTTCGGAAGCACCATCGGCCCCTCCTGTGAAGTCAAATACCACAGGAGCCACCACCGAGGCCGATGTCAGATTCAGACCAGTGTTGGAAGCTGCTGTGGAATAATCATTGGTCCACCACACATACTGTGAGGTCTGATTGATACGATTCTTGTACCAATTTGTCTGGCCATCAAAGGTCAAGGAATCAGAGGCACGAGAAACCCCTTGGAAAGTCTCTAGAACGGTGCCGGGCACGCCAGTAAATTGACCATTATCATCGACCACAACCACATGTAATTCATCTTGTGCGGCTACATTGCCGAATTGGGTCTGCCATGCGGATTGTCCCGGAGGTGCACCGACCGCAGAATAAAATTCCCAGAATCGGGTGAGGGATGTGGTGGTGGCAATCGGTGTATGAAGTTGTAGAATCTGCTGGGTATTCAGAGTTATGACACCGGAACCAACCGTGGTGTTACCCGTGGCGTTGGATGAAATGCCCGTGATCTTGATGTACTGGATGCCGATACCATTTGGACCCGTATTGCCCATCTGGAGAACATCTGTCAGCGAGAACTGGGAGGCCAGATTGATAGCAGCAGCATTCGCAGTTGTAACTGAGTTGGCCCCGAAGCTGATAGTTGCAACATTTGATGAAATTGACATCGATAGTGTCGCGCCATTTGCACCGATTGAGGCCAGATTGATCGTGGAGGTATAGGAATTTGCATTGTAGCAGACCGAGACGCGCAGGGAATTGCCCAGCGCACCGGGCCACTTGGCAACATACTGCGTTGAAGCTTCAAACAGACCATCCTGCGTAACATACGCATTATGATTGGCTACGATCAGATTCAGGGTATTTGAAACAGCCGAAGAGTTGCCGAATGCTGTCAGAGCACCAATTTGACCATTGGTTGATGTGAGGTTTGCGGTTCGGGTGACCATGCAGGCCCCGCCATAGGACAAGAAGTTGGCCGGGGTGAAGAAGGTTTCGGCATTGAAATTCGTTGGAGAACCAAAATTCTTGACCAGAATGGTTTCTGAGTCGGTCAATGTTGGTTCCAGCACCGGACCCCAGCGGAAAACACCAGCGAATGCGCCCATGGAAGTCGATACGGCCGGAACGATGGTCGTCAAGTCAATTTCTGAAATTACGATTCCCGGACTAAGCTGAAATCCCATGTGCTGATCCCCTTTGTGATCCTAATTCTTCTTCTATTTATCGGTTAAGGTATCTTGGCCGGGGCTAAATAAAACTGCCGATCACGATGCTTCAACATCTATCGGCACTAGTTCCTATTATGGAGGAGGCCAGCTTTGACTCGACCTATTTATGTGTATTGGCTATATGACGAAACCTGTGTTGATCCACAAACCGATGGTTACATTGGTATAACGATCAATTTCAAGCGTCGTATGAATGCTCATCGATGCTCTGGTAAATTTCCAAATTTTCAAATTATGGTTTTGTATGAAGGCTCCAGAGATGAAGCCCGGCAGATAGAATTTGGTCTGCGATCACGTTGGAACATCGGATGGAATAAAGCACCGGGTGGTGCTGAATGTTCTTCGGCTGCTTGGAACAGAGGCAGGCCAATGTCCCCTGAACATAAAGCAAAAATGATTGCTTCAAAAAAGGGGAAGAAATTAGGTCCTTGTTCTCAAGAAACCAAAATAAAAATCGGTTTAGCTAATAAGGGAAAAACCAGAAAACCCTATACTATGGAAGAAAAAATGAAACAATCTGAAACTGCCAAGCGTACTATGGCTAAGAATCGTGAACTGTATGGGTGGTCTCATTCTCCAGAATCTGTAAAGAAAATGATCCAGTCTCGAAAAAATAGGCCGAAGGTCATGTGGATTACTGATGATGTGAAATCTAAGCAAATTCCCATATCTGATCCAATGCCTGATGGTTGGCGGCAGGGTAGACCACATTTTAAATCTCTTGCTTCCTGCCTGACACTCTGATAGAAGGCCCTATCAAATTCTCAGCAAAGGATGCAGAAATGCTCTATGATCCCAAATGGAATCCGTCTGAAATCAAGACAGCGCCATGGCGCGATCTGCTTCGCGCGGCTGCTGATGTTCTGGAACGATATGGCTGGGGACAGGGACGGATAATGAAAGCAGGATTGACTGGTCAACCAATATTTTGTTTGGCCGGTGCAATTTCATATGCTGCTATGCAGGATCGTATGCCGCATGCTCAATTTTCAGAGGATTCTTTCATTTTACACATTCGTAATGGGGATAAGAAGCATGAAATAAATGAAGCACTTCAAGCAGTGTCAAGCAATCTTTATCTTTATGGAAAGGATACACTAACTGCATGGAAATGGTATGGAAAGGATACACTAACTGCATGGAAATGGAATGATGCGACCGGACGAACCAAGGAAGAAGTGATCGCAAAACTCAGGGAAGTGGCTGATGCCTGATGAAAATGAACAAATGAAAATTGCGAGCGATTTCGTGAAACAAATTCAGAGTTGGTCCATTCCCGATCAGGGAGTGATAGTTTCAACGGTCGCAGCAGTCTTGGTCCTTACTCTTCAAGAGAGTCATCCCGAAATTCCGGTCGAAAAAACCTTTGATCTCCTCAATAGGAGTACTCGAATGATTTATGAGACCTTGATGAAGGAATTGATGGATCTGCCGAAGGATGCCCCGGTCCATTAAAATTTCACCAAAATGAGATTGAAATCTGTTTTGGTCCATACCAATCTTTAGGAGATAGAAATGTCCGTCCTTATCACACTGGCAAGTCTAACTGCAATGTTTACGTTTAGCGCATTCGTATGTGGATCCTTTCATGTGGAGGGTTATGGTTTCTGGCGAAACATCAAGGAAACGTTTGTTCCCAACTGGACGCAATTCCTATTTCCAGCATGTCCATTTTGCTGGCTGGCGCGTGGCACGGCACTTGCCGCCGTTGCATTTCTCATTATGCAGATGGCTGGCAAGGTCACTGTCTAGGACAACGATATGCAGATCGCACAAGTCAAAAAAGATCGTCTACTGATGCTCGCGAACCTTCTTGACACTGTTCAAGAAAATCAGTTCAATCTTGTCACATGGGGCGCAGAAGAACGCCACTACAACAAATATTTGTTCGGTCTCATAAAGATCGAGACAGGATGCGGTTTCTCTGGATGTGCCATGGGATGGGCTGCTCAATCAGGTATTTTCCCGGGCCTGACATGGAATAATCGTTCTAATTTCCCATATGGTAGTATCATGTATCGTGATTCCGATTCTCTGCTTTATGAATGGCCAGCGGTCAAGAATTTATTCGGCCTCAATGAGAACATGGCATTCTTTCTATTTTCTTCATCAGGATACAGAGTGCATGCAACCCCATCAATGGTGGCATCCCGCCTGCGCCGCCTTGTGAAGAAGATCGATGATATTCGTGCACGTGATCAGAGAAAACAGCGGCCCGAAGTTCGGCGGATCGATGCACTGAAGAAACTCGTTAATGCCTGAAATTTCGGGGTAGCTCAGTTGGTAGTAGCGCGAAACTGTTAATTTCGATGTCGCTGGTTCGAATCCAGCCCCCGGAGCCAATTTTCACTTGAAACTGTCTAGAATCACATTATACTCCCGGGACACACCATTCCGGGAGTATTTTTAATGGACAGCGGCGAATTCACTAGGAATGAATTGGAAGTGGCCAAGGTTTTGGCCACAAAGGCCATGAAAGCCATGGAGCAGGGTCATACCATGAATATCATGCTCATGGCATCAGCCATGATTACAAGTGGCATTATTCATATGCTGCCTGAGGAGATACAGAGAGATTCCCTTTCAGCACATAAAGTTTTGACCACCGGAATTTTGTCGGCTATGAATCATAGATCATCGCTGGGCTTCATGGTCCCATCATCGAACGATATCAATTGATGGCAGGGAAACATCACTGATCATGGAAAACTGGCGACGACGAAAGAGATGTGTAAAGCAACTTTTCAAGAACCTTGGAAAAAAGAAGTTCTTTGAAGATTGTAATTATCATGTCTGTCGTATGACCAGTCGAGATTATGATGATGTAGAGGGCATCTCCGGGCTGGCCGGGCTCGAAGATCAGGCTCCCGGCTCGCCAGAAGAGGTTGAGGCTCTCGCCCACGATGGCCAGGAGGCTGCGCTCGTCCAGCGGGGAGAAGTCGGGGACTCCCCGCAGCATCTGCACGAGGCTGTGTGGCATTCCCGTCTCCCCTCCGACACCGACGAACGCCTACAAACCTTAGACGGATCCGGACAGATCCGGCCTCAGGCATCGGCCCTGGGTGCCTCGACTATCCTAAATGGCACCAGGAAGGTTGTCCGAGAGAAGACGCACCCGAGGCGCCCCTCAAGGCGCCGGATAAACCCGAGGCGCCCCTCAAGGCGCCGGATAAAA